GCTGTCGGTTGGTGGGAACTAGTCCCAGCTGCCGCCTTCGGGGCGGAGGATTGTGGGCGGAGAGTCAATGTCCGCCAGGTACTTTTCGGCGCGTTCCCAACGCGTGTTCGCGTCCTGACCCATCGGGGCGCCCGTGTGGAACAACAGTTGGGTGAGATGCGACGCGCCGAAGGTGATGTCGGTGAGCCCGTGCAGCACGTCGAAGATAGGGTCCGCGATACGGTCCACGTCGAGCGGGTTATTGCGCACACCACGGCACGCGACTTGCAGGAACCATGACCCGAACGGGATCGACACGTTCGCGGTCACCGGGATCAAGTTGAGTGTGATCACCCTGTCGGGGATGCCGGTACCGTCAGGCATCGTCTTCAAGAAAATCCCGGTATCGGTGAGCGCATACACACCATCGGGATTCCAAACACCGATACCCGCAGTAGCGATCAACTCTGCAACCCCGGTGAGGATGTCTTCTGTGACGGTCACAGCCACCTCCACAGTTCATCCGCAACGACTTGCAACGCCCGATCTTTCTCGGTCACCATCGGAATGGAGAGGAAGAACGATTGGCCGTGCGTGTGCGTCAACGGGGCACCGAACCTGCCGTGCCGGTAGTAGACGCCCTCATGCTGATACAACGCGTACGGGCCCGGGTAGAACAGTTGCCCTTCCAACCCGGCAGCGGTGACACCACCCGAGCCGACAAGGTTCCCGGTCTCCACCGGCACGAGCGGGGTGACCACGGTTTTGATGTGCTCGAGCGCTTTCACGATCGCGGCGGGTGCGTGCTCCACAATGCGGGCGGTGAGGTCATCGAAGTTGAGGTTGAAGTCGTAATCGATAGCCATGACTACTCGAGCGAGACGGCCACATGATCCGGCAGGTTGAGGGTGCCGGAATCGTTCACGTTGACCTTGATCACCCGCGACACTTGACCGTTCACCGTCACCCTCGCCGCGGTGGTGAACAGGGCCGCGTTACCGGTCGCGGTGTACAAGGTGGACTCGGAAACGACTTCCTCACCCGTAGCCGAACGCACCAGCTTCCGGGAATCATCCACGAAAACACCATTCGGTGGTGCCAGGGTCGCGGCTGGCCCGAACTGGTCAACCCCGTACCCTGAAGTGCCCAGAAACGGTTCAATGGTGGCCGTGTGCACGAACATGCGGGCCACACCACGAGGGCGCATCAGCCGACCACCCACGGGGAGGCGGGCATCAGCTTCGCGTTCCGCAGAATCCGTTTCGCGTCGGGCGTCAGCCCCTGAATGAGGTTCTGTTGCGCCTCCACCGCCGCCGCAGCATCCGCGAACGTTTCCCGGGCTGTACCGATCCCAACGGATGTTTCCACCCCGCCAGCCTCGAGCGTGCCGCCCGCGTTCGGGTCAACACCGAACGCCGCCAACGCGGCAGCCTGGCAGCAGGTGGCGTCGTTGAACGCTTGCAACTGGGTCGGGTCGGTGGGCATCCCCGTCGCATCGGCGGTGTAGAAAGCGAGCTCGGTCGCTTCACGTACCGCCAACGACGCGGTACGCAGCAGGGCGTCAATGTTCGCCGGGGCGGTGTCGCTGATCCACGCGGCGTAATCGTCACGTGTCGCGTAAACCAGCATCACTCACCGCTTCCGCTTGGTGTCTTCTTCGAACAGTTCCCGCAACTGCTTCTTCCGGTTCAACTGGCGCGCCAACTCGTCATCGGTGAACACCACCTGCGGGTCGAGCGCGCCGAACAGTTGAGGGTTCGCCTCCCTCGCCTGTTCCTCATCAAGCACGGTCACACCAGGGAGGGGGAACGTGCCGCCCTCGTTCGTGTGCACCGTCAGGAACTTCGCGTAATGCTCATCCGTGACGGACTGCACCCCGCCTTTCTCGTTGCGAATGTAGACGGTCACTCGGTCACCGCCGGCGCGTCAGCAGCATGCTCAGGCTCGGCAGGGGCCGGGTTGTCGACGGGGGTGCCGATCTCACCGGACGACACCACCTCAGCGACAGGCTGCTCGGCGTTGTTGTTCAACCGGACCGCTTCAACCTGCGGGTCCGGCTGGCCGAGCAGCTGGGGTGAGGCGTCCGCTTCGCCGGCGTCCTCCCACGCGGGCGCCGGCTGGCCGTCCACCTGGGGGAACTGGAAATCGTCGGGGACGGAATGCACTGCACCGTCAGGGTTGCGTACGAAACGAGTCATGATTCTCTTCTTTCTGGGTTACGGATCATGGTGGACACGACCCCCACCCGACCGAAGCCGGGTGAGGACCGAACCCAACATCAGGTGAGTACGACGAAACCCTTCGCGTCGTACAGCTTCGCGACCCCGTACAGGCAGTCGATGGTGACCTGCGAACCGAGGTTGTTCGGGCTGTACGACATGGTGACGCGCAGCACCAGACCGGACTCGGGGTCCTGAATGGTGGACTGCACGGCACCCTGGCCGGCGGGAGCCTCAGGCAGGGCGCGGGACGCGAACACGATCGCGCCCGGGTCGAACGCGAGATCCTTCGTGCTGTTCGGGGTGCCCGTCACGACGGGGACAAGCTGCGACTCGAGCAGTTTCGTCCCGTAGAACGAGGGGAGACTGTCCCCGGTGACCGAGTTGTCGCGGCCGTCGTTGAACGCGAAGAACGACTGCAGGGTCGAGTCCGCTCGGAGCGCCGCCACATCCTTGGTGGACGTGAGCAGGTACCGGTTCCCGGTGGCGACCTTGTTGTCGGTGAACTTCTTCGCCACAGCCCGCAGTGTTGCCGCGCTGAGGTCGGTGCCGGACGTGCCCACCGAACCGGAGAACAGGCTGTAGGTGCCGATGATGTCGGTTTCGATCTGTTCCGCGATCGCGATGATCTGCGCGCGAATGTACGACTCCATCAGCACCGGCTGCGCCTGCGCACGCACGAAGTCTTCCACCAGGATGGTGGCTTCCTTGTGCTTGTTCAGGGTCACCGTGGTGTCCGTCGACGTGGGCGTCTGCAGGGTGACGGGGGAACCCTGCGCCTTATCGTTCGCGACCAACGTGCCCGGGTAGGGGATGTGGAGGGTGGAACCAACCTGGAACGTGGCGAGGTCGGTGTCCTTCGTCACCCTCGGCGCCAACTGGATGTTGTTGCGGAGGATCTCGAGGGCGATGTTCGCCCAAATGGACGGGATGAATGGTGCGGCCGAAGTGCTGTTGATGGCCATTTGTCACTCCTTAGGTGAGGATGCGCCCTTCCCGCTGAGCGAGAAGAATGTCGGCGCGGTGAGCTTGGAAAAATGCGGGATCGTTCAACTGGTCGGCGCGGTACACGACCGGTTTCGCGGCACCCGCGGGAGGTGTGCCACCACTGGAACGGGGAGCGGCCGGTTCGGCGCCCTTGAACGCGAGGAGCGCCTGCACGGATGCGGTGAGTTCTTCCTCGTTGGACCCGACTAGGAGGTTCTCGGGCACACCAGCGGTTGCTGCTGTGCGTGCACGGAGAGCGTCGAGGCGTGCTTGCTGCGCTTCAGCGGCAGCCGTTGCGGC